GAATTAAAGGCTTTTGTGAAAAAGCCATCGGTCCAAAAAATGGACCGAAAAACGGTCCAAAAAACGGACCGATCACTTTTTTGTAATCAATTGGCTTTTAATTGTTTACATTTTTTATTTCCACTAAAACGGACCGATTTGGACCGATTTTCAGGGGTTCAATTTGTTGGTTTTCAACAGTTTAGTGTTTTTTCAATCGGTCCGTTTTTTTTTAATTTCTTTTTATGAAAATTATAGAACAATTGATCCAAACGAGAGACCAGCGGCAAGCTGAGATTGACCATCTCCAGATCAGGATTAACCTGTGCATGCAAAGCGACAAAGCCTATGTGAAATCGATTATGCAGGACATCCAAGCCAACCAGTTAAACATAAAAAAGAGCCTGGAGGAATTGAATTTTGCGATTGATGCACTGGAGGGGTTTTGGGAAAAGAAATCGAGTGAGGGACATGGATGTCCCTCAGATGGGGTAAGTAATTAAAATTCAAATAAATAGCTTATGGAAAAAATAGTAACGTATTCAATTGATGCAAATGGCTCTACGTTGATCTGTGAAGATTTGGAGGGTGCAATAGATGCAATACGGGGCCAGATGAATGCTGAGGACCTGGAGGAAGATGATAGGAAGGTGATTCTGGTATCTGTGGAAAAAATCTATACATCAGAATATCTGGCCACATTAGAGGAGTCTGATGATTTTTAAATTTTTAACATTCAAATAAATAGTTTATGGAAAACACTTCATTTTATATGGTTTTTGTTGAAGGTCAGCAAACACCAACCTACAAGCACACAAGTCTTGAAAGTGCTGAAAACGAAGCCAAAAGGCTTGCCAGAACTTTAAAGAAAAAAGCCATTGTTCTTGCCTCAATAAAGGCAATTGAGCTACATGAGTTTAAAATAGAAGATTTAAGGGATTTAGATTTTTTGCCATTTTAATATGTACAGCATCTACGCATATCCACCACCCAAAAAAAAGATGGTGATGCCAAAAAAGAAATTCAAATTGGAAAGCAGGGAAGGGGCTTTTGAGATTTCAAAAACCTTGCAAATGGAGGGGTATATTAATATTCAGATTTGTGAGATTGGGAGGAAGAGATAGTTTAAAGTTTTTATTTAACCCAAAGCCCTGGAGAAATTCAGGGCTTTTTTATGTCCTTTTTCAGAATTTTACTCGACTTTACTTTTGCCTTTGAAATCGCTATTACCAAAGCGGTCACCTGCCTGGACGTGGGTTCGATTCCCTCCAGCTCCACAAAAGGGTAAAATGGTATTGTATTGGTATTAACAGGATCGCAAACATATAGACCACTACATTAGTTTTATCCTTGCTCCAAAACACACTTCGCCGTGTGGCCGTTCTGAACTCCGATGGGAACGGCAAAAATATGAACCTCCCCGTAGGTAGTCTCTGCGGGCCGACCCGTAGAAATGCGGGTTTATTAACATGGGGCTGACTGGTTTTGACAGCGGGAAGAGAAGCTGAGGGAGATTTCAAAAGCCACAACCGGCAAACAAATCAATGTAAACTTTGCCGCTAGCAGAAAGCTGGCCGCATAGTTGGAAGCCCTGGAGAAATTCAGGGCTTTTTTATGTCCTTTTATTCAGTTGGATAGTGGTTCACATTTGGGTTTACTTTAAAAAAGTAATTCAAAAACGCTATGAAAAACACACTTTTCAGCCTGCTCTTTGGCTTATTTTCTTTTGCGGCTCTGGCCCAGATTGAAATACAAGAAACGAGAAGAAACTTTCAAAATCTGAAAGTAAAAAAATGGCAGGATCTGGTGCCGGACATCAAGCTTTCAAAAAATCAACCTTTGAAAGAAGCCAAGGTTTTGGAGATCAAAGAAAGTTTTATATCCAATATCTATCTCAATGAACCTGCTGAGCTTTCTATTGCCATTCCCACTTTGGGAGTTTTTACTTTTGAAAGGTTTGAGATTTTTACCTCTGATTTTTATGTAGAAACATCTGATGGCAAAAGGTATTCAGATAAAGAAGCCAAAGGAGTTCACTATCAATCTACCACTGGCATAGGTGGCATTTCGTTTTTTGCCGACAGGCTTATGGCTGTGATTTCTGCAAATGGCACTCAATATAATATAGGCAAATCAGCTGATGGAAAAAGTTACATTTTGGTTTCTGAGCAAAGCCTGCCACCAAATCCATTTTTGTGCCATAATCAGGATGAAGAATTTAAAACCGGATACCATAGAGAAGCCGAGAAATCGGCCTCTTTTGTTTCAGCGAGTTGCAAGGTTACCAGGATTGCATTTGAGGCGGATTATGATTTGTATTTGAAATCGGGTTCGAATGTGGCCACTACTTCCAATTTTGTGAGTGGGCTTTTTAATGTGGTAAAAAAGTTGTTTTTAAAGGAATCGATTGCCATGCAATTTAGCCACTTGTTTGTTTGGACTACTCCGGATCCTTATGCCAACACATCTAATGGTGCCCAGATACTGGTAAACTTTACAAGCAACAGACCCAAACAGCCAAACTGGGATCTGATTCACTTTCTGGATAACCGGACAAACTCTTTGGGTGGCATGGCCTGGATAGGTGGTTTGTGCTCAGCTTCTCCACATGCTTTTTCAAGTATCTACTCTTCTTATAATTCTTTGCCTGTTTTCTCCTGGTCAGTGTTTTGTGTGGCTCATGAGTTGGGCCATAACTTTGGAAGCAGACATACGCATTGGTGTGGGTGGAATTTGCCTAATGGTACAGTAGGCAGAATTGATAGCTGTTATGCCGGAGAGGGTAGCTGTGGAAACAATACAAAATTTAACATGAAGGGTACAATAATGAGCTACTGCTATAATAATGGTGCAGTAGATTTCAATCTTGGTTTTGGGCCATTGCCCGGGAAGGTGATCAGGGATTTTGTTTCTGCAGCGGCTTGCCTGCCTGTGGTTTCTTCTTCTTTGTGTGATAGCCTTACTGTGGTGGTGCCACCTCAGCCAAGTGGCCAATGTGTAACGGGATTGATGCACTACACCAATGCCAGTGGGCAGAGTTGTTTTCGATTTAATATCCGGCCTGGTTGCAGATATACATTGAACTATTGCAGGTATGATGGCTATAGCCAGGCGAACCAGCCACCAGCTGGATTGGTGCCATCGGCTTGTGGGGTTAGAAATGGGATATCCAACTATTTACCAACCGCTACACAATTGGCAGCAGGAAAAATTGATCTTGTGGCTAATGCCCAGCCAATGCTACGGCAGAAATGGTATTCATTAAGATGTCAGGGAAGTGATGGGGTAACTCAGTTGCATTTTTTTTGGTGGCCTTAGGATTAGATTGAACGTAGATTAAAGCCTGGCGATTTTTCGGCAGGTTTTTTTTACTTAAAAAAGATAATATTCCAAGATTTTGGGCCTACATTTGTCCTTCAAATAAAATGGTCTAAAATATTGCAAGTTAATTTTTTATGGCCTACTTTTGTCCTATTCATTTTTTGCACTATTTCAATATGAACAAACTGCATAAATTGCCAGTAAAGCCCTATGTTTACAGGTATCTGGAAAACCAGCTGGAGGGTGGAGTTTTGAAAATAAACAGGCGTGTGGTTCAAACTATTAAGAACAACACAAGAGTGCTGGATTACTTTGAAAAAAACAAAGATTCAAAGTTTTGCATTATGGTAGAACTGAGATCCAGTAGTTTATACACGCTTCATGGCCTCCAGATGGAACTATCCAGAGAATTCAGAGACAAGCTTTACTCATTTATAGCCATATCTGTAAAAGGAGGAAGCACAGCCATGGCAGCTTTGAGAAGCTTTTTTGAGTTTTATGGCATTACAGAAGATGATTATGACATTGGCTCTGCCTACCGGACTTGGCTCAGAGAAAGGGAAAGGTATTTGCAGCCCAAAGAATACTTTGAAAAAAAGACAATTCTAAAAGCTGAAAAAACGGAGCAAAAAAAGTCTTCAGGCACCCAAATGAATATTTTTTAGTCCTTAGATAAGCAAGTGACCTGCCTCACTTTTGTAATGTGAGGGAAATACGGAACATTGTTTTGCACTGCACGGCCAGTCCACAATCTCAGACCATTGCTGAACTTCTGAATTATTGGAGAACGGTAATGAAATGGAAAGTACCTGGATATCATCGAATCATTCAGGCAAATGGTTCCGTGGTTTCCCTCCACCCTCTTACAAGCCCTACCAATGGAGTGGCCGGCCACAATGCCAATTCTATCCACATCAGCTACTTTGGCGGTGTAGATATTTCCGGAAATCCTGTAGATAACCGGACCCCGGCACAACGGGCCTCTATGCTTTCGCTGGTAAAAGAACTAAGGGCAATGTTTCCAAATGCCAGAATACTTGGCCACCGTGATTTTCCCAATGTGAAGAAGGCTTGCCCTTCTTTTGATGTTTCTAAATGGTTGAAAGAGAATGGAATTGCCTGAATTTTTAGCAGAGGCCATAGTAGTTGGCGATCCATGTGAAAAGGTTTATTCTGGTTTCACAGCCATTTACCTGGTGCCAAAAGATGGAGATGGTGAAACTTTTTTTGGCAGGCCAGAAGAAATTTCCATGCCTGAGCATGATGTTGCGGCCTTTAAAATTGAACTGGAGCCGGAGAATGCAGAGTTCAAATCTGTAATAAAGGAAAGTGCATCGGGTACCTATTTTGAAAACACGCTTTCTTTCAATTCGATCCGAAATATATCTGCCTGGGTGCATAATAATAAGTTTCTGAAATTCTGGCTGGTTATGGAACAGGAAAACAGATTTATGATCTCCGGTGATGATACCATGCCATTTACTTTCAGAGCAGATTTTAAATCTGGCAAATCCATTCAGGATTCATCCGGATGGGATTTTGTTGTTTCATCTCAGCAGCTCAGGCCATATCATGTGGTAATTAAGTCCTAAAAAACGCTGCCAATCCATTAAATATTTGTAGCATGGTAAAACCAACTCTTGCGCAAAAGAAAGACAACCGGGCCAACTCAAAGGGCCAGGTGCATTCTGCATTGATCAGAGCCATTGATACCAGCACTGTAGTGGATGAAGAAAATGGCATTCTCAGGAATGTTTTGCTTTGCCAATCCATGCAGCCAAAAGGTGCCGCTGGTTTTGTGGATAATGTATGGGATGAAAATGCTCAGGATTTTACCAGAATTCCAGTAGTCACTCCTCAATCCTTTGTAGAAAAGCTGGTGGAGCTTTCTGCCAATTTCAGAGAGAAAGGCCAAAAAGCAAGATTTGGCCATCCTGCCATGTGTGAGCAAGAGGCAGGAAACCATTGTGGCTGGATCAAAAACATAAGGGTAGAAGGTGATGGCGTAGTTGGCGACATCCACCTGGCAGATTTTGCAGACCTCAGCCCAAAAGGAAACCTCAAATCTTATGTGCTGGCAGCAGCAAAAGAAGATCCTGAGGCTTTGATGATGTCCATAGTTTTTTCTCCAGGCGAATACTACTTTGAAGAAAAAGGCCAGCAGATAGAATATGACTGGAGCGAAGAGCATGACAACAGGATCATGGCTTTACCAGAATCTGAAAGGGTTCTTTTTGAATCTGTAAAGGCATGGCACTACACCGATTTTGTAGGTGAAGGTGCAAACACAAACAATCTTTTCCGATCAGTAAACGGTGAGCCAATGACAGCGGCACTGGTTACTGACTTTCTGGATTCCAATCCTGAAATATTTGAGATCTTAACAAAAAGCCCAGACATACTGAAAGGCTTTTTACAAAAATATGAGGCCCACAAGGCCAGAACTCTTTCCAAACAGCAAGTAAAAATGAATAAACCAATGACTTGGAAACAGCGTACAGCTGCTTTCCTTAGTGGCATGGCTGAGCGTCTGGTACAAGGCGAAGTCACCATTAGAAACATTGATGCCACCACCTCTGAGGGTGCCAACATCACTATCATGACAACTGAGGATCTGCCTGCAGTTGGCGACATTGTTCAACTGACTGACACAGGTGAAATTCCACCAGCGGCAGTTCATACCATTGCAGGTGGAGATCTGGATGGTTACCAAATCACAACTGATGAGGCTGGAACCATTACTGAAGTAGTTGAGCCAGTTGCAGCAGTAAGTGAGGGAACAGCAGCAGCACCAGTTTCTGAGGCAGCAACCCGAAAAATGATTGCGGAAGAAATTGCAAAGGCTATCGCTCCGATTGCTGAGCAGTTTAAAGGTTTCAAATCTGAGTTTGATACTTTCAAAAAGAATCCGCTTATGAACAGAGCAGCTGAAGGCAGAGTGCAGGTTCAAACCACCACAACCAGAGAAGCAGAGATGCCAGCCTGGGAAAAGGAAATGATTGCCAAATCTGAAAAGTTTGCAGGCAAAAAAGGAGAAGCTTAATAGCTCAAAATCACATTTTAAATTTTTCTACCACATAAAACGCAAATAAAAAATGGCAACTATCAAAACCTCTGATTTAGCCGGTAAGCTGAAAGATCAATATCTTCAGCAGTCAGAAATTTTCAAAACAGAAGTTCTTGTTGATGACATGAACTTTTTGGATTACATGGCGCCACCAATCCTTACAAAGGATGAAGTGCCATTGACCAGAGTAATCACTGGCGACATTGTGCAGCCTGGTGCAAAAGCAGCTTTCAATGCTTCTTCTGATACCCACACTTTCAAAGCCAGAACTTCAAAGGTTCGACCTGGTAAAGTTGATTTAACTTATACTCCTGTAGATATCAATTTGCTTGCAAATTCTTACTACGGATATCTGGCCAAAATCAAAAAAACGTATCATGATTACTCAATTGCTGAGTTTTTCATGGATAACGTGAAAAGAAAAATCAAAGACAACATCAGGTTGAAAGCCCTGTATGATGGTGTTTATGATGCTGCTGGCACTGGTCCTGAGGATATTTTTGACGGTATTCTTGCACAGATGGCAGTTTCTGGTGTTGTTCCTGCTGGAAACATCTACACTGGTGCGGCCATCACTGCTTCCAATGCTGTGGATATTTTTGAGGCAACTTATGACAAAGTACCTTCCAAGTTTGCCAGCATGAAGCTTGCAGTAATTGCCTGCCCTGCAACTTTGAGAAAGTATTTCCTTGACTACAGAAGCTCTTATGGCTCTGTGATCTATAACGAAGAGTTTTTGAAGAATGGTATTGATGGAACCAACACCCAGTTCTTTGCTGAGCCTGGTCTGGATGCAAGCCCAAACAAGATCATCATCACCACCATGGATAACTTGACATGGCATGTAAATCCTGAAAATGATATGGAAGCAGTTACCATTGAAACAGAGAAAAGAAATGTGCATGTAATGGTTGATTTTGATGTGTCTCCAAACTTCTTTACCGGAGATGAAATCTGGACCAATGCAGTAACTCCTTAATCTTTTAACCCTCTAAAGTTTAAAAGAATATGTGTTATACCCCACAGGAAATTACCGAATCGTGTGCAAATGCACCCGGTGGCGCAGTTCGCTTTTTTCACATGCCACAGTCTGAGTGCCTTGCCTTTGGGGCACTCACTGCCAACAAGATTCCAACATTGACCTTTGCCACTGGCAAAAAGATGTTTGAAATCCAATTCATGGATGAAACTGGTGGCTTTGATGAAAATGATGTTGGAACCAACAACCAGCCAGCTTATGAGTTTATTGGCAAAATGAGCTTGAAAGGCAACTCTGCTGATGATAGAGCCTATGTAAATGAGCTCAGAGCAGGGCGGCACGTTGTTGCAATGGTTTTGAATAATGGCCAGATCTTTTTGGCTGGTACTCCTTTCAAACCATGCTATCTTAGAAAAGCCAACAGAAAAGGCGGCTTAAAAATCGAAGATCCAAACATTCAGGAATTGGAGTGGTACTTCAAATCCATGGATGGCATAGTTGAATACTCTGGCACTCTTGCCAGTTTGGAAACTGTAGGCTCTTAATAGTTGCCAACAAACAAGTCCTAAAGCCACTCATTTTGAGTGGCTTTTTTTGTATCAATAAAATTCATTTTTAAAACATTGCCATGGCAACTACATTAGAAAAAGCCCTCGCCTGGCTGGAAGGCGAAACCAAAGACTACCAGGAAGGCTTAAATCTGATCCGTGAAATCACTCCAAACCGTGGATTGATCAATACTTTGGAAACAAAGCGAAACGACAGGCACCTGGATAAGATCAACTACCTTTTATCTCAGTATTGCAATGCTGAATATAAAGCCCTTGCTGTAGTTGCTGAGCCAGCACCAGAGCCAAAGAAAGCAGGAAAGGTGGTAGCATTAAACCCGGAAGATGCTAGCAAGCTGGAAACAGATGAGTTTGTTGCAAACTTGCCAGCAGATGTAAAAGATTTGGTTTCCAAAAAGAAACAAGCTTTTAATGAAAGGAACATCCTGAGCCAAAAGATCACAGACTTAACTGATGATGTGGAAGAGGGCCAGCCTATTCCAGCTGAGGTGGAAGCATTGACCAAAGAAGCATTGGATTTGGATGAAGATATCAAAGCCATAGATAGCCAGATAGCTTTCTTTTTTGCCAATGGTGAACTGCCACAGGCAAAAAAAGCAGAAACCCAAACAGCGGATCTGGAGCCGGAAACCATTGAAAGCATTGAAAAGAAAATAAACAACAAAAAAAGCCAGGTAAGCAAAGCAAAGAAAGCATCTGAGCTGAAGCCATCTGATGTGGCCAAAGCTGAGAAGCTTGCCAAGCTGGAACTGGAGCTGAAAGATTTAATGTTTCAAAAAGAAACCCTGAAACAGAATGCAGTAGCTGCTTCTGTGGATAAGAACTAAGTAAACAGTAAGGTGTAATTGATGAAAGGTTGCTGGCTTTGCTGGCAACTTTTTTTATGTCCTAAAAGTTGCCAGTTGCCATACCCAATTTTGATGCATGCAACTGGAAAGGCAAAACAAATTTGGCAGATATGTGGACATGATCATTGGCAAAACCAGTGGCAGCTTGAAGCAAAAGCAGGTGCTTTCTATGTATCGGTTTGCTTTTACCATGATTTGCGAAGGATATACACCTCTGGTGGTAGCTCAGGCAGTTGCAGACAATTATGATGTTTCCAGAAGCAGAGGGTTCAAAGTAGTGCAAGAGGCCAAAGTTGTTTTTGGAGATGCAGCAAAGTTTTCCAAAAATGGTGCCCGATATGCCAGAGCTGAATACCTGATGAGGCTGGCAAAGAAAGCAGAGGAAAAAGGCGACATATCTACAGCCAGACTTTGTGCCATGGATGCCGCAAAACTTGAAGCCCTGGATCAACCAGAATTTGAAGGCATGGTGGACCCGATGCAGTTCATGAATCCGGATGAGTTTGTAATTTCCTCAGATCCTAAAATATTGGATGCTGTCAATAAAACCATGGAGGTGGTTTATGATATTGATCACGAAGTAGTTGAACCCTTACCAGATGGCCAGACAGAAGAAAAAAACAGTTAGGGTAGTGTATATGAATCCGGTGCAAAAAAGGTTTTTTCTTGCCCGGCAAAAGCGCAAAACCATGAACTGTGGCCGTGGCATTGGCAAATCCTATATGATAGGCCACCACAACTATTTGAAGTACAGAAACATGCCAAAAGGTAAATCTTTGCTTCTGGCTTGCACATTCTACCAGTTGCTTACCAAAACAGCACCACAAATGGAACAAGCTTTTGGTGATTGGGGATTGAGAGAATATGACCCAAAAACAAAAGATGGCCATTGGGTTTTTGGGAAAAGACCACCCACTCATTTTGAAAGACCACACTCAGCTCCAAAAGATTATGAGTATTGCTATACCTTTATTAATGGCTACACCATAGAGCTGGCCAGTGCAGAAACAAAAGATAAAATCAGAGGTGGCAGTTATGATGCCCTGGATGCTGATGAATCTGCCACATTGAAAGAAGCCGATTGGAATAAAATCATGACACCCTCAGTGAGAGGGATTAACAGAGGGCCAAAAAATATAGATTCCTATCTTAGATATTCCATTTGTGATTTCACCTCAGCACCCTGGCTGATGGAAGGAAATTGGATATACCACACCGAACAACTTGCCAAAGACCAGCCAGACAAATACTTTTTCCTCAAAGCAGCCAGCCATGAAAACGTAGAGATACTTGGTCAGGCATATCTGGACCACCTGAGGGCCACACTTTCACCACTTGAATACTTTGTAGAAGTTCTAAATGGAAGGCTTAAACGCCAGGCAGATGGTGGGTTTTATCCGGGCTTTAATGATGATAAGCACATCAGAAATAATAGCTTTGAATACGACTGGACAGGCGAAGGGCGAATGACTGTAAAACGTGACACCTTTATAGATCCATCCAAAGAGCTTATATTCTCCTTAGATTTCAATGTCAAGTTTACCTCTGGCCTTGTAGCTCAGGAACAGTTCTTTCCACAATACAGGGAACTGAGGTTTTGTGATGCCCTGTTTGAAAAGCCAGATCCTACCAAAGACCTGGGCAAAGAATCTGAATTGCTGATAGATAGAATAGTAGATAACTTTTGCAGAAAGTATTCTTTCCACCCGGTCAAGTACATAGAGATAGATGGTGACAACTCAGCCAAAAACCTGAGGGTAGGAGCAGCACCTATGTTTGAGCAGGTGGCATCCAAATTCAGATTGAATGGTTGGCAGCCAGTGGTCAAAGCCATTGGCAAACTGCCACTACACCAAAGCAGATATCTGCTAATCAATAACATTCTCAGGCAGTCAGAAGCCAGATACCCACGCATTGCCATACATGGCACCAACTGCAAAAACCTGATCATGTCCATCCAAAACGCTGGAGTGAAAGGTGATTTTCAAAAGGACAAATCAAGTGAGCTCAAAGACATAGACCAATCCATAGCCACCCACTTCAGCGATTGCTTTGACTATGTGATCTTCAGAAAGTATGGGGACCTCCTTATGAATGGCAGCTCCACCATTTGGGCCAGCACCATGCCAAGCTTTATTGGCAGGTAGTTGCCATTGTTAGTACCTATAAAACAAAGTTGCCAACCATTTCTTTTTCGTGAAATTCATATTTACCGAAAGTTTTCGCTTTGGCGGTTGCCGGTTGTCAAAGGGCGCCTGTGCCGAAAGGCTTAGCGGAAAGTATAATTAAGCGGTGCCAATTTTGAATTATTGATTTAGGCTTCAAAGGATTGAAAAAATAAAAAGGACAATAAGAGGGTAAAAAATTGGTCCTATTTAAAAAGCATAGTAGTGGCCAATTTTGAGCCATGCAAACGGAAAACAGAAACGATGGAATTAGAATCAGGCAGGTGCTTGATTTGATCTATTCCAGCTTTGATGATTTCAGCTTGACATTTGTGAAAACGAATGGAATTGAGAAGGTTTTTAAAAAAAGGGTAAGGCTTGGGGTGCCACCTTCTTTGAAAAAGCTTGCAAAAATGCAGGGCTTGCCCAGTGAAGAGAAAAAAAACTCTGAGTGGAACCATCAGATTAATAAAAGCCACAACCTTTTACTTTTTGACATAGAGAAAAACCGACCTTTTGAGGTCAAAATATGTCTGCTCACTTCTTTTAATGGAATTAAAATCAACTGGCATGTCCCGAAAAAGCAAACGAACTGATACCTGGATTGGCTATCTGCCAAAGTCACGGTCTGTGATTGAAATTACCAGCTCCAAAAATGCAGCAAGCACCAAGGGCAAAGGAACTGTGGAAGGTATTGCTTACCAGAAACTTGGTGATGATGACAAGCTTGCAGATGAAATTCTGGAAATGGTTTGGCAAAATGATTTTATGCCTCAGTTGCTTTTGACTGAAGCATCATTTTTGTATGGTGGCGGCTTGCAGCTTTTCAGAAAAAGACTTGTGCCTGGTACCGAAACAACCAAGGCCAAAATAATTATTGAGCCAGCTCAGGATGAAGCTATGGAAGCATGGGCCAAAAAGGTTTTTTTGAATGAATACTTTCTAAAAGCTTGCTACCAATTTGTGTACAATGCAAATGTTTACACTGGTTTTAATCTGACACCAGAAGGCAAGATTGCAAACTTTACCTGCTACGATTTTCCAAACATAAGGGCTGAAAGGTCAGATGATCATGGCCAGATTCCAAGCTATTTGATTTTCGGGGAAAAGTTAAAGGATGGAAAGGTTTTTAAATTTGAGCAACTTCCAAGATATAAATCTGGAATAGAAGAAAGTGAATCACAATTTATTTTTCACTCAAAGCTACCAACACCGGGGCAGGCTTACTATGGTTTGCCAGCTTTTTACGGTGCATTGAAAACCATTAAGCTTCTTAATCAGATTCCGGACTTTCACCTTTCAGGTTTGGAAAATGGCTACAACATAAAGTACCATGTGAAGGTGCCTGATGTTTGGCTGGATCAATTTGGAAGTCAGGAGGAAAAGGACAAAGCCTGGGACAAACTCAGGGAAGATATGGATGAGCAATTATCCTCTAAGGATAATGTGAACAAAACCATTATTTCAAAATTTGTAATTGACAGATCCACTGGAAAGCCATTGCCTGGCTTTGATATTATTCCGATGGATAACAACCAAACGGATCAGGCATATCTGGCACTTGGCAAAGACATG